TTTTCTTTTATAAAATTGTCTAAAATTACGGTTTCGTTTTCCTCGTTTTCTATGCGTTTAACAAAGTTTTCTTTAGAATCGATTAGCTCTTTTATAAACGCCTCGTCCGTAGTGTGCACGCCTAATATTGCTAAAGTATCAATAACTCCTTTAGGAGTCATTATTTGATCGTTAGCCTTGCCAACTGCAACACGTTTGATTATTGCTTTTGAAGTTTCAGAATATAACTCACAGCCAGCTTCTTTGGCGTGATAGTAAAAAGTAGAGATTGAAACGCCTCCTGTTTTGCAAAATTTCTTATATTGATTTTCAATTCTTTTAGGATCATACTTTGATCCATTTTGGCAAATTGTTTTAAAATAACCAAGTCCAGAATCTCCAAAATGTGAACCAATAGAAAATCCAATTTCACAAAAAGTCTTATAATCGTCTTTGCAAAGATCAATACCTTTATTTTGTATCTGCTCGAGAATATAACCAAAATCGTCTTTTGCGAAAAAGAAAGTTTCTTTTTTTACTTTTTTTACTGGTGTTTTTTTAGCCTTGAAAGTTTCTGATTTCTCATTTACGAAAATATCCATATCATACGAAATATATCTCAACCTGCTTTTGTCTTTGCAAGATTGATCTATATCAACTTCAAAAATATCTGAGTAGTACTGTGCTAATCCATGGAAGGATTCTAGGAATAAATCAGAATTAATTTTCACAAAGACAACTAACCCAGTGCCAGAAACAGAACGATTTGAACTAAAAGTATATTTGTCTGTATCAATTCTTTTTCGAAGTTCGGTGTTAACATCGCAATCAATATCTATCAAAATAAGTCCGTTCATTTCAGCGATGTTTGCCACTGAACGGCTATTTTGCTTCATAGTGCAACTGCCAGTAATTGCAGGTAGTTTGCTTTTAATTTCTGTGTACTTTTTTTTGTCGGTTTTGTTTGCTCTGGCTTCAAAAATTATACTTTGATGTTCGCCATTTTTTACTAGTTCTACATATTTTGCAAAGTCAATAGTAATATTATCTTTGTCGTGGTGGGTTCGGTATTTTGAGAAGATCATAATTAAAAAATTGTTAGTTGTGATTGGTGGTTGTGTAATCTTTTTAAACTTGCATCAAAATAATCTTTATCCAATTCACAAGCGGTTAAATCAAATTTAAGATTATGACAAGCTATTGCAATACTTCCCGAGCCTAAATGTGTGTCTAAAATCTTGTCTCCTTGCTTAGCATATCTCATTAATTGCCATTCATATAAGCTAACTGGCTTTTGAGTTGGATGTATTCTGTTTCTATTTGCTGCGGCATTGAAATCAAATTTTTTAGCACTACTTGTAAAAGAAGTCCAAGCTAATTCAAATTGAGCAAATGTTACATATTCACTAAATCCTTTATCCCACATAATCCAGCAAGGCGAAGGCTCTAAATGCTGTGTCATATAATTGCCACCCCAAATGATTTGATTTTTAGAAACTCTAAATAATTCTTTGAAATATTGCGCATTTGGTATTTCTGAATCATTACCAGCAAATTTATGATAATCACTTTTCAAATCTTCTTTTCTTCTTCCCATACTTACATTTACGTTAATACCATAAGGTGGGTCAACAATTGCTAAATCAAAATAATTGTCAGGATAACGGCTCATTAACGCCATATTATCCTCGTTTGTAATTTGTATCATAAATATTTTTTTTCTAGTTTGTTAATTAATATTTCTTTTTGTCTTTTTAGTGTTCTGTTTGCCGAGCTTGGTAAGCCTGAATTTATTATTTTAAAGTAATTTATCTTTAAATGTGTGTTTAAAACCCTTTCAACTCCTGTATTTCTATTTGAAATAAATTGCTCTTTAGGCACTTTTTTAAACATCTGGTAGATTTGCGAAGTTAGAATCTTTAATGCAAATATTTTGTCTTTATCTATTTTTTGGCAATATTCAATTATTTTTTTACCATCTGGAGGTACTATATTTTGTTGAACAGCTAACCCTTCATCGATTTTTATTTCTTTTATTTTGCAATTATTATGATCGCATGCAGGGCAAATACAAGTTCTTTCTTTCATAAGTTCACCGCAATTATCACACTCGGTAACCTCTTCATCTGTAGGCTCTTTTTTTGCTTTGTAATCGTAAGTTCCCCAAAATATTTTTTCCCAGTCAAAAGTATCACTCCACCGTCCAAACCTTGCAATATTCCCGCCACCGTCAATGTGAATAAATCTATCTTTAAATATTTTATTTGTAGTTCTTGATCCACGTCCTAAAATCTGAATATACAGATTTAAAGATGAAACTCTACGAGATACTATAATAGCTTGTACATCGGTAACGTCAAAACCTTTGGTAAAAACTCCAACATTAAATAATATGGACCCATCTGTATTTCTAAATTTTTCTACTACTTCGCTCCTTGAATAATCAGTTTCATTTACACTATCATACATAAAACAATTCGGGACGCCCGCTTTAACAAACAAATCATAAATAAATTTATTAAGAGTTGTGTTTTGAGTAAAAATCATTGTTTTTTTGCCTTTGCAATATTCGTTGTAATTTGCTAGCACGTCCATTTGATACTTAGCGTTAAAAACTTCCTCACTATTAGAAACTTCGCCAAATGCGTCAAATTTAAAATCGTCCTCTTCTATTGGTATTGCATAATTTTCATCTACTACTAAAAAACCATCTGATATAAGATCAGCTATTGGAACACCAACGATAATATCTTGAAACAAATCAGCGAGCACAAAATCTTTTGTAAATTCTATTTTTTCACAGCAATCACATTGTATTTTATTCATTACTTTATGATTAAAGCAAAAGAAGTAATTATCTTTTCGATTGCTTACTGGCGTTGCTGTAAATCCAATTATTTTACAATTTGCAATCTCTAGTATTTTCTCGTAAATAATTACGTGGCACTCGTCGATAATTATTAAATCAAAATCACCAATTAAATTAGAATCTTTTTTTAATCTACTTTTTAACGTTTGCACCATCGAAACGACAATTTTTGTTTTTGGAAATACTTTATCTTTCGCTTCAAAAGTAGATGCGTCTGTAAAATGTTTTGCAGTTTGTCCTACCAGTTCTCGACTATCTACAAGTATCAAAACACGTCCAGCATATTGCTTTGCTAGCGTTGTAAAAATTACAGTCTTACCTCCTCCAGTAGCTAATTGAACGCAAATTCTTTGATTTGTATTGCTGGTTATTTTGTTTAATAAATCTTCTTGGTATGGTCTTAATTCCATATTTTTTAAATAAAAAAAGACCCAATAAATGTGAGTCGGCACATCTAAAGAGTCTTAATAATATTTTTATTTACTGACTTCCGACTTTCAGTTAAGCAAATATACTATAAAATAACATACAAACTAAAAAAAAGCCTAACAAATTAATGCTAGGCTTCAAAAAAACTAATCTATGAAAAGGTAAATATAGTTAATTAATACGGTAAATCTTCATTTTCAACTAGAGATGCGGTATTCTCTATTTTCCAGCCTTGAATTGTATTAAAATAAATTTCTTCGCCTTTAGGATTAATCCACATCCTACCACGTAAATTAATGCTTACTTTTACTTCTTGCCCAATGTTGTAACTATTCAGTAGATTGCATTTATCTTGCACAAATTGAACGCTTATGTCTTGTGGATATTGTTCGCTTGTTGTGATAACTACATTTTGACTTTTAAAGCTTCCTTTTTCTACTAGAGATTGAACCACTTTTATTTTTCCGATTACTTCCATTATAATGTTTTTAATTGGTTTTCTAAATCTAACACTTGTTTTTGTGTTGCTATTAATTTTCCTTCTTCAATTGCGTTTAAACACGCTGTTATTTTCTCCGATGATAAAGTAAGGTATTTTTCAAACTGCTTATCGGTTAATGACGGAGTGATTACTTCTTCTACAACTTCGTGTTGCACGTCTTGAGTTACTTCTGGCATTTCTTCTGGCACATATACAGGCCCACTAAAAACATCAGGACAATACCATTTTACACCGTTTGAAATTGCACGTGCAAATAACATATTTTTTGGGAACTTGTCAATGTTTTTTGTTAGTGCTTTTTTTGCGTCCTCAATTGTAAAAGTTGAGTTTCCTATTATTTCAGCACCTTGATAAAAATCAATAGAGCAAATTTTGTCATCTAATTTTGAAACTTTATAATCATACTTTCCAGAGCCTTTAACCGTGGAGGCTATTAATCCTGCCCCTAAAGTTGGTTTGCCTTGTATAATATGTATCCCTGACATTGCAGCAAATGGAGGCACTCCAATTTCTTGACCCGCTTGTATTTTAACAAACGCTTGTCCCATCGCTTTTGCATCTGTAAACATTCCGCTTTCTGCGAAAACCTTAGCCATAGACATAATGTCGTTTACTGGCATAATTGTAATTTCATTTTTCATAGTATTAATAATTAATAGTTAAACTTGATTTTCTTGGAGTTGATGAAACTTTTGGAACTAAAAACCCAGATTCATCATAAATTTCATTACTTGACTTGTAAGCCACTTTTAAAAGCTCTTCACGTTCTTTTAACTCTTTTTGAATATCTGAGTAAATAGGATCTTCTTTGTAGTTTAGAGTCTCCCCACCATTTCTGTAAGTTCCCTTAATTCCGAACGCTTCAAAGTTTTCTAAAGGCATTTCATTTTTTAAAGATTCCGTAACAATTGCCAAGGCTTCATTAATCCTAACGGCTTGTGTAAATAATTCCGTTTTATCTACATTGCCACTTTCTAAAATTTCGCTAACGAACTTTTTAGCGTTTATTTGTATTTCTTTTTTTGAAGGAAAAGCGTTTGAAAGTTCTTTGTCTTGCATTAACATTAATAAATTTTTACTTGCTCCCATAACTTATTTTTTTTCGTTAATTAATACTGCAATCATATTAGACTGACTTCTTTTTTCTCGCTTAGCTAATTCTTTCAGCTTTTTAATTTCTAATTCCTCCAGGGAATAGGTTACGTTTTTTTTCATTTTATTTGGTTAATTTATTTAGTAATTTCTCAGCTCCTTTTCTTGTTTTGTAATAACCTCCTATCATATGGAATCCATTTGTTACTACGAATAAAGTCCCTTTGTTTAATTCTTGAATATACATAGTTTTTATTTATTTGTTTTAGCGTTATTGCTGGTACAAATATACAATACTTTTACATTAGTTTGCAAATATATTAACAATAATTTAAGAAATAAAAAAACCACTTGTTTAGAGTGGTTTATATTTTTTCCAACTTTTTTTGGCTTTTTTTTCAGCTATTTCTAGCATGTGTAAATATTTAAAGCCGTATTCCAGTCCGTGACTATTCATGTATCCATCCATGTAAGCGCCTATGTATTTTTGCTTTTCTGTCATTTCAATAAGTACTTTATAGGTTTTTGTAAATGTGGCAAATCTTTGCAATCTGCTACCAGTTTTTTTGCGTTTGGTATCAATGAGTTTTTTGTTTCTAACATTGTTAGTCGTTTTTCAAGTACGTTATAGGTTTTTTTCATCTCTTTTTTTTTGGTCAATTTGTCTCTGCCGTTCTAAAATGTAGGATCTATTTTTTAAGTAGTAATTTCTGGAATGTATTTTTTGTTGCTCTGGCGTTTTTTTTAGCCCTCTTTTGGCTCTTGGTACAACTTCTTTTTCTATTTCTTTACTTTTATTTGTGCAGCATCTTTTTGCGCTGGATTCGGTAACGTATTTCTCGCCACAATTACAATAATGCATCATAGTTTAATTTGGATTCGATTACATAAAAACAGCCTTCAATATCTACTTTTATAGGAAA